TATGCAGATCGTATATGGCACTTTAAGGGAAAAAATGAAAATTGATCATGTGATTTTAGAATAAATGACGTTAGAACGTTTTCTAACGAAACAGCTATACTTTCTTTTGATGTAGAAAGTGATGATAATGGTCAGATGATAGTGTATGTGCAACAAAACTTTGGTTCTGGTGGCTCTGGAGCTGTTGTTGTATACAACGATTATATTGATGTTACTACAGATAAAACACGAGTTAGCATCAGTATAAACTTTCCAAGTATTATAGGAAAAACGATAGGTGATAACTCTTTTGTAAATATACTTATAACCAAACAAGCTGGAGCTTCTTCCTTTACAGGTAAAGCTGTCAACCTCTCAAGTGATGTCAGAATCTCAAATGTCAAATTTGGTTACAACGACATCTATGTGTCTGTTGACCCTGAAACTGAATTATCTAAATGTAAAAATTATTTTGAACGAAAAAAAGCAGACTCGGTATATACACCTTATTGTATTGGTGAGGTCTCTGCTGGGTCTGTTTTTGCCTTCCATCTTGAATATACAGAAAAACACAAGATACCTAGTATAACGTTTTCCAGTATTACTCATTTCAGAACTCGTCAAGAGACTTCTTTGACATCTATCATCGCAGATTATATGGGTAAATATTCGGCGAGAGTTCTAGCGACTTCAGGAAGTAGTTTGAATGTTGGAGAGTCAGCAAGACTCTTTAGCAATAACACAACCGACGGATTTATAGACATTGTAGCGGAGTTGTAAATGAGAGAACTTATAAGTGTGAAACTAACAGATACGGGATACGTAACGTATTATGATAATGGTAATATTTGTTGCAGTTCAGGCGAAATTGAAAAGAATGAAGAGGTTAGTAAGTTTATAGCTGACGGCGGTGTTATTGAACAGTATGTAAAACCAGAGGGGGCATGATGACTATTGAGGTATCAGATATAATACAAACCTTGGGAAGTATCGCAAGCCTTGTTCTCATCCCGATATGGCGGTCTATCAATACATAAGATGATCGCTGTAGATTTTTCATCAGTTGGTCATGATTTAACAAAATTGAATGATGCTTGCAAGCAAGCTGGATTTACAGACAGAGGTTATTATGTGACCTTTGCAAACAGAGATAAGGGGAGATCACGTAGGTGGTGGACCCCAGGAGGTTATAAACTATGGAATGGGCTAATATATTAGGAGTTACACCAGATTTGACTGCGTGGCGTGAAAAGGTTGCTGAGATAAAAGAGAGGAACCCTAAATGAGCATAGTTAGAGATAACATAGAGGAACTAAGGACTATAAATGATGCAAGTACTATTCATGGGTATGATGAAAACGAACTCGCAAAAGCATCTTACAACGCAATAATTAATCCGTTGGACGAAAATGTGATTATTAATCAACGGGTAGCTGGTGCTGTAGCTGGCATCACGCAGGGGTATCCTTGTGATAGATGGTCTTTAGTAGCATACCTTGACGGTGGTTCTACAAATGCATACGGAGAAATCGTTCAGAATGATAACAAATACTCTCTCGAACTTAGGGGAGGGATATCCGGTGATACTGGCGGCGGATACTTTGGCGTTCGTCAGAAAATAGATAACGTGCGTAAATTCGCTAGTCAGTCTTGTGTCTTATCTTTTGATATCGAAAGCGATGTTGACGGTCAGGCACTTGTGCACCTTAAGCAGTACTTCGGTGTCGGCGGCAGTGCAGATGTGGTCGCCCATAACGACTATATTAATGTGTCCACTACAAAAACAAGGGTTAGCATCAATGTTGATATACCGTCAATCGTTGGTAAGACAATAGGTGATGGCTCGTGCTTGCACCTTCAGATACTTAAATATGCAGGAGCTTCGTCCTTCACAGGTAAAGCCGTCAACATCTCTGGTGATGTTAGGATCTCTAACGTCAAATTTGGTTACAACGACATTTATGTGCCTATTGATGAGGCAAACGAGCTTACGGAATGTATGAGATATTTTCGAACAACATACTCTGGAGTTTCAGAAGGAACTTTAACCCTTGCAGGTATTCTTACTAAAAAGAACTCTGCTTCTTACACAGGTACAGAAGTTATTCAAATAGATCATGAAGGCATGAGATCTGTTCCTAGTATAACTGTTTATGACAGTGTTGGTAATGTAGGTAAATGTTCATTATATGTATCAGTATCAGGCACATATATTACAGACCAGAAGTTGACACGCTCTTCAGCTTATGATTCTAAAGATAGGACATTTTATTATACAGATACTACGACAACAAAATACGGCTGTTTGTTCCATGCGGTTATTTCATCAGAACTTTAGGAGGTCAATCATGAATATTAATAAAGTTACAGATTTTGGTGATTATTACAGAGTTAATAACGCTACAGATGTTCCTAAAATAGAAAGTAATCCTGATTATCAATTAATTATGGCATGGATAGCCGAAGGCAATACGCCAGAAATGTATCTAGATACAGAACCAACATATACAGAGCTACGCCAAGCGGAGTATCCTACACTCGCAGAGCAGCTTGATATGCTGTATTGGGACTCTGTGAACAAAACAAACAAGTGGGCGGAAACCATAGCGGACATCAAAGACAAATATCCGAAACAAGAGCTCGTATGATGACTATTGAGATATCAGATATAATACAAACCTTGGGAAGTATCGCAAGCCTTGTTCTCATCCCGATATGGAGGTCTATCAATGCTCTAAGCAAGAGCCAGACAGAGACAAATATTATTCTTGCAAGAGACTACACAACAAAGAAAGAATGTCAGCAAAAACATAATCAAGTACACAGTGATATAACGCGTATTCACGCAAGAATAGATGAAATACGAGACGGGAAATAGAATGCTAATACCTCATTACTCTCTCGTTGAGTGGGATAAGGAGCGTTGGTTAAATTTCAGTCCTATAGAGTTTGCTTGTCCATGCTGTGGTGAGTTTTGGTATGACGAAGACGTATTTGATATGTGTCAGTTTGTCCGTAACTATATGGGCAAAGCGGTATATATCAATTCGGCTCATAGATGCCGTTTTCATAATGTAAGAGTAGGGGGCAAACCTCTTTCAATACATAAGATGATTGCTATAGATTTTTCATCAGTTGGTCATGATCTAGCAAAATTGAATGATGCTTGCAAGCAAGCTGGATTTACAGGCAGAGGTTACTATGTGACCTTTACACACAGAGATACGGGGAGATCACGTAGGTGGTGGACCCCAGGAGGTTATAAGCGATGGAGTGGGCTAATATATTAGGAGTTGCAAGCAGCGCAGCTAGTGGTGGTGTGCTTGGTCTTGCAGGCTCAATGCTTGGCGGTGTGTTTAAATATTTTAAACGCAGACAAGAAATCAGCTTTGAAAAAGCGAAATGGTCTCACGAAAAAGATCTATTCGCCTTAGAGCTTCAGCGTGACAGGCAAGAAGATGAACATGAAAATGAAATCATGGCGGCACAACTTCAACAATTGCGTACACATGGTTCATATGAAGGTCTTAGTACTTCAATAAATGCGGATGTTATGATAAGGGCATCATATAAATGGGTTGACGCAGTAAAGTCGTTATTTAGACCATTTCTGACACTTTGCCTGATGGCAATGACAATATTGCTTTTTAATTGGCTAATGGATGGTGAACTTGATGGATATACAGAGCCGCAAACAATAGCAGATATGATTGTTTACACTATCAAATCAGTTGTTTTTACGACTGTGACAGCTTGCGTCTGGTGGTTTGGTGATAGAGCAATTACACCAAAAGATGAAAAATAGAGGCGTGATATAATGAGAATATTAATACCATCCGAACGTTTCAAAGGGAAAAATCCTCAAGTTTCAGCGTATAAGCTTCCCAACGACTTTGCGCAGGAGGCTGTTAACTGTTACTTAGACAGTGGAGATCTACGTCCTCTAAAGAGTGTTGCTGATGGTATTGCTCTCGGCTCTGATGATATACGGTCTGTTTTCCAGCTGGAAGACGGAACGCTCCTTAAATGGAGTGGGGATGTTGATGTCGTTTCCAGTTTTGTTAATGACGATGATGGACGCATATTCTATACAGATGGTGTGTATCCCAAACAAACGAATCAAACTTTAGACCCTGACCATAGACGGCTTGGTGTTGCTGCTCCTGCGGAATCTTTAAATATTCAGATCAATGGAACAAAGACGTCTGAAAATATTGAAAGAACCACAGCGTATGTTTACACCTATGTTACTGAGTTCGGAGAAGAATCAAGACCGTGTGAATCTACAACTGTTATAGACCTGTACGAAGGGCAGGGTGTTACTCTGAGCAACTTTATTCTCCCAGTAATACCAAACCTTACAATAGAGAAATTTCGCATATACAGGCTTTTAAGCGGTTCTTCGTCAGCCGAATATCAAATGGTAGAAGAAGTGGCAAGCGATACCACAACGTATACTGATTCTGTTGATGAAGGAAATCTGGCAGAAGTTCTGCCTACTGAGACTTGGGATAATCCGCCTGATGACCTTGTCGGACTTGCTATGGTTGCCAATGGTGTCATGATGGGATGGTCTGGTAGATATGTATATTTTTCAGAACCATTTGTACCTTATGCTTTTCCTACTGACTACATTCAGCAACTCAACAGCGATATAGTTGGGACTGGCTTTTTTAGTGATTATGTTGTTGTACTCACAAAAGATTTACCATATATCGCAACATCTATAGATCCAGCGGCGGCTACGCTGAATCCACTTTCTCATAAGCAGGCATGTACTTCTAAACGTAGCATAGTCAGCACGGGTTTTGCTGTTATCTATTCATCCCCTGACGGTCTATTTCTGATAGGCGACACAAATACTGGAGGAAAGCTGATAACTGATGGCGTAATAAGTCGGGATCAGTGGCAGCAATATGATATAGAAAACATCCTCGCCTTTTATCATGAAGGCCGTTATGTCGGTTTTTTTAAAGAAAGTAATACTGGCTTTATATATGATCTCGATACAGGTTTTTTTACTGATTTTATATTAGCTGGCATAGATGCAATTTATGATGGATTTATAGATACGTCCGCTGATGTTATAAGGCTTTTATGCAAGTCAGGCGCAAACTATTATCTTTATGATTTCAACAGCGGTGACAAGCTTACATACACTTGGAGATCGAAGAAGTATCAGCTTCCGCAGGCAATTAATTTTAGCGTAGCTCGTGTTGATGCAGATTTTGATGGAGACACAGGTTTGGAGTTTAAAATATATGCTGACGGAGAGCTTAAATTTTCAAAGACAATTGTCAACTCGGATCCATTTAGGTTACCTGGTGGATTTCGTTCAAAGGTTTGGGAGATAGAGCTTGTCGGTAATGACTCGGTCCATTCAGTGATACTAGCTAATTCGATAGAAGAGGCATTTATATGAGCAATAATACGAGAGCTGCAAAGATACCTGTAATCCCCCCTGTGCCTTCTGATGCTTCTCCAGCGTTAAGGAAGACTCTTGAGGCTATTAAGCAAGCAATAGAGGTAATGGCAGGGACACGAGGAAATGAACTCGATAAAGTTGTGTCTAAAAGGGATCTTGAATCATTAGGACTTAATACGAAGATAATGGATACTCCTGTGACGTATGATTTCTCAGATAATGTTGTAAACAGCAATGGTCCTGTTCCGAATCCTCCTAGAGGACTTGAGATATTACAGCGCGTCGTTGCGAATAAGCTCACATGGGAAGATCCAGCAGACGGGAAATTTACACATATAGAGGTGTGGGCATCCAAAGACAGCCAGAGTTTTAGTGATGCTGAGTTAGTAGGGTACGTGAATAAAGGTATTGAAGAATTTGAGCATGGCTATGTAAACGTAAGGTCGGATTATTACTACTGGATCAGGTCTGTAAATAGCTATGGTAAATATTCTATATGGCATCCAACATTTGTTCAGGGAGGTATGCTTGCGCCCGCCATTGTTGATGAGACCATAAACGACCTTCTCGCACAGCTTATGGACGATGATAAATATCAGACGATACACAAGATAGTGGCTGATTCTTTTCAGGTGATACAGCCGACAGAAGGACTTGAAGAAGGTAAGAAAGTCTTTGTGGTTGGTCAGATTGACGGGGGGCCAGCCGTAGGCATTGCTGCCGATATGTTCGTTGATGGGGCTGTAGTGGCTCGTATGATAGATGCAAATGTAGTTACGGCTGAGCATGTTGGAACTAATGAATTAATTGCAAACTCCGTAAACATAAAAGACGGAGTAATTACAAATGCACATATTAAAGACTATATAAGGTCAAATAACTATTCATCAGGTTCTACAGGATGGAATATTAATAAAAATGGGTCAGCCGAATTTAACAATGTCACTATACGAACTACATTACAATCAACTAATTACGCATTGGGTACGTCAGGTTGGAAAATAGAAAAAACAGGTAATGCCGAATTTAACAACGCCACATTTAGAGGCACTATTGCAGCAGCAAACATAAATACCGCCAATCTTAATGTGATAGGAGAATTTAACTTAGCGCAAATACCAGAAATAACTATTCAAGCATATGACGGTTCACCATCACTATCTTTAACCATGTCAACAGGTGCAAGAGATTTAGCTGTTTTTACAGGTTCAACATCAAGAACATATTTAGCAGGCTATCCTATAAATGCAAAAATTGAATTGTCTTTTACACATGATATATTGGCTGGAAATTTTCACTATAGGTTTCGTGTAAGAATAGGTTCAATATCATTCTATACAGCTTACCAGTATTATTCTGTTTCAAATACTGGATATGGTACACTTAACGGTTCATATGTATATATTCCATCTTCAAATGTTACTGGAAGAATGTATGTCGATCTTTATATAGTTGATGATGCGACATCAGGAGGAAGAATAACTGGCAGTTCTGGATATGTGCATATTTCACAAGTCCAAAAATAAGGAAGCTGGGATACAGCAGATCTTACAGACACAGTCTAATATCGATACATAGAAGATTTTTTAAATAAAAACCCGTATATTGCCAAACCGCTTAAGTTTGAAATTGTTGAATAGGTAAAAGCTTAATCTCAATATCAAACTTTCTTATTTTTTCGTCCAAATAGTCCCAATAGCAACACGTAACTCTTTATATTCTCATATGATTACAGTATGAGAAGTATAATATTTCACTCATACACCGAAAAAGAGGATATCCGTTCTCTGCCTAATACATTTCGTATGTTTCACGAAGGAAATATAAAAGAGGATGTTTTTTTAAGCTATGTGGTCAGAGAAGAGGCATTTATATGAGCAATAATGCCAGAGCTGCAAAGATACCTGTAATCCCCCCTGTGCCTTCTGATGCTTCTCCAGCGTCAAGGAAGACTCTTGAGGCTATTAAGCAAGCAATAGAGGTAATGGCAGGGACACGAGGAAATGAACTCGATAAAGTTGTGTCTAAAAGGGATCTTGAATCATTAGGACTTAATACGAAGATAATAGATACTCCTGTGACGTATGATTTCTCAGATAATGTTGTAAACAGCAATGGTCCTGTTCCGAATCCGCCTAGAGGACTTGAGATATTACAGCGCGTCGTTGCGAATAAGCTCACATGGGAAGATCCAGCAGACGGGAAATTTACACATATAGAGGTGTGGGCATCCAAAGGCAGCCAGAGTTTTAGTGATGCTGAGTTAGTAGGGTACGTGAATAAAGGTATTGAAGAATTTGAGCATGGCTATGTAAACGTAAGGTCGGATTATTACTACTGGATACGTTCCGTAAATAGCTATGGTAAATACTCTGTATGGCATCCCACACTTGTTCAAGGCGGTATGCTTGCGTCCGCCATTGTTGATGAGACCATAAACGACCTTCTTGCACAGCTTATGGACGATGATAAATATCAGACGACACACAAAATAGTGGCTGATTCATTTCAGGTGATACAGCCGACAGAAGGACTTGAAGAAGGTAAGAAAGTCTTTGTGGTTGGCCAGATTGACGGGAGGCCAGCCGTAGGCATTGATGCCGATATGTTCGTTGATGGGGCTGTAGTGGCTCGTATGATAGATGCAAATGCGATTACAGCGGAGCATATTGGCACAAACGAGATAATTGCCAATTCTGCAAATATTAAAACAGGAGTAATTACAAATGCACATATTAAAGACTATATAAGGTCAAATAACTATTCATCAGGTTCTACAGGATGGAATATCAATAAAAATGGGTCAGCCGAATTTAACAATGTCACAGTGAGAGGCACTGTTGAAGCGGCTGAGATAAAATCTTCATATTTTAATGTAGGTGACTTTAAGATTCGCTCAGAATCAGCATCTGAAAAATATTGTCCTTTGTTTATCAACAAGGCAGATTATTTATATTACGGTGCAGGTGTCGATTATACAATTGCGAATCTTGAGACTCCGTCACCTTTTTATGCATATGACTATGGTTCAGAATTGTATCATGCAAGTCGCGTAGCTAAGCGTACACAAACATTCCATGTAAAAGGTTCTGTAGGTTCTATTGTTGTTTCAGGTACCGTATATTTACAATATTCAATCAATAACGGAGCCTCATGGGTGACAATTAAATCAGTTACCTCTTCACCAGCAGGTGTTATTTTGAGGGCAAGTGTAAGCATTACAGCTAGCGGTGTGCCTATTCGTTTTAGGGTTAGAGGTGACTCAACGACTGGCGATAATTATTCTAGGGTTGATAGGTTAGACATTGAGGTTCAAACGTTTAATATGTAATTATCTTTGTATGATATCAGTGCCGTTTGCAGCAAATCTACCTTCATCCTCATCTTCAAACCTGTTTATTGTGAATAAACCTGAATATTTGTCGTATGCAACACTGTAGGTATCTCCAACGAAAACGATATTTCCAGTATATTGGATAGGGTAGCTTTTGTTTATTGTAATAGTTGCATCATATGTTGAATCGTATATCACAACACTAAAGGTGCCGATTTGATCTTGTAAAAAATTATAAGTATTTATTTTGGAGATGCATCCAGAGCACTCCGCATATGTGGCATTAACATGTATAGGCATTTCTACTGAATCGCTACCTACGCCTCCGCAAGCAGTAATTATTAAAGACAGTATAAGAATCGTGAGTAAAACTACTTTTTCCATGGGGGATTCTCCAAATATAAGGTCTTTGCAACAATGAACAATAACATATGTATACATATTGCAACCCTGAAGCATGTTACTGGCTACGAATTGCTTAAACATGGAAGACTATGTGCTTAAATTGTCTTACGTTTATATTTCCGTCCAAATAGCCCCAATAGCAACACGTAACTCTTTATATTTTCATATGATTACAGTATGAGAAAAATTACGTTTCACCCATATACCGAACAAGATGGCATACGTACCCTGCGTGATTCAGATCTTGTTGATATATTCAATTCTATGTCTTCCAGAGGTTTGCTCCATAAAACCTTCTATGACGGCAGTGTTAATACTGTCGATGAATTTGTCTCATGCTTTAAACACAGAGAAAACCTTATGTGGGTCGTGTTGTGTGACGGTGTAGTCGCTGGAATATTTTGGTTGAACACATTCGAACATCGGACAGCTCAGATACATCAGTGCTTGTTCATTGACATATTAAAGAAAGACATCTTTCGAACTATAAAACTTGGATTTGAGATGATAATGGAAATTAGAAATAAAGAGGGTGAATACACCCTAGATGGTCTAATAGGTTTCACGCCTGCTAGTTATACAGCCAGTATAAAGTGCCTCCAAAGAGCAGGTATGAAAATTAAGGCAATACTGCCTAATGCTTTCAGAATGATCCATGAAGGTGATAGGTCAGAAGACGCAGTGTTGAGCTATGTGACAAGAGAGGAGGTTTTAAATGGGTAAAGGTGGCAGCTCATCTACAACTACTATAGACAAAGAGTATAACGACAGAATGGCAAAAATTGCTGAACAGCAACAAGTAATGGCTAATGAATATTATAAATATTACAAGGGCGCATATCAGCCATATGAGACTGCTCAGTTAGAATCCAATATGGAACTATTACCTGGGCAAACCGAACTAAATAAACAGACCATTGCGGCTAACACTGCTTTGATACCCCAGCAACAGCAAGCGGCAAGCGAGTTTTATACTCAAGCTATAGATGGTGTTAATGTTGCGGATCGGATGAATCAGGCAAAAGCAGATGTAGTACAGTCTATGAAAGGGGCTCTGGAGCAGAACAGGCGGACGGCCTCAAGATCAGGCATAAATCCTAACAGCGCTTTATATATGAAATCTATGCAGAACACGGGACTTGACACAGCCAAGGCTATTGCTTCGGCTCGGACGAATGCCCGTACAAATGCGCAGACTGAAAACTTTCAACGTGCCGCTACTGCTGCAACAGCTATTCCAGCTATTGGGGGGAATGCATAATGAGAGACTATACGACAGCTATCCCCAGTCCCATGGGGAACGCAACAAGTGCAATGAATTCAGCAGCAAGCACCACTGCCAATATGATGCAAGGACGAGACACTGTGACAACAGCCGCACCAAAAACAGCGGGCGGAGTTTTACAAGCAGGATTAGGTGGAGCAGCATCAGGGGCTGCTATTAGCGGAGGAAATCCCGCAGGCGCAGTTATAGGTGCAGGGGTAGGTGTTGCAGCATATTTATTTTCATAAAGGGTGGTGAGAAATGGCTGATAAAGTAGACAAATTTGATATTAATGATGAACCTCATATAGCAAATGCTATTGGTGCAATAAATATAAAAGATAATGATATACAGGCAGCAGATGGTGAGAATGGTGTGAGCAGGGGGATCAGTGTTTTAAACAACGTGTATAATACTGGTGCGAAAATACACACCAATGATTATGGGGACTCCACAGAAGGAATTGCGGGGGCAGATAAGGCTGATTCTGCTATTGGTAATCAATCTCAAGGAAGTGTTTTACCGCAGGAAACGTCTAATACTCCTTTAGGGTGGCTTATTAAGCAGTCTGTTGAAGCAAATAAGCTATACAATGATATGCAAGAATACAATAATGCCAAAAAAGAATTTGAGGCTATCTATAAAAACAGAGGACTTGAGGGGTTGCAATCTTATGATTCAAGCAAGCTGACAACTCAAGGTGTTAAAGCGATGGCTGATTTCCGCTTGGATCTTGCAGATTCTCCAGATGGTGCTAAAGAGCTCTTGAAAAGTAAGATGATGCCTGCTGTTGAAATACAGAAACAGGTTTTGCCTATATTACAGTCTTTGACCATAAATAAAAACGATCCACAGGCTTTAGAGAAATTTAACTTCGTTCTTAACATTACAGGAACCCCATATAATATTTCTAAAGGGAAGGATGGTTATTCTGGCGATTTTGATAGTGACTTAGACGATGAAAGGGCTTATAAGTTAGATAATTTTTCAAATATGTCACAGCAAGAACTTGCAAAAACGCTGTATAAAATAGCCTCTGGTAATAACTTTCCTATCAAAGTCGCATCTACCATGCTTGATAATGAAAGATTTAATGCTCAACAAATTTCTGATGGACCTATAGACCTTGTTGATATTAAGACTGGTATACCTACTGGTAAACAAGTTTACAGAAGAAAAGTAAAAGGAACTGGACGAATAAGGTATTTGGATGCCAATAAGGTTGGAACAGGTACTGATGAAGACCTTATGAGTGTCGATGATCTTGAAAATCTTGGTCTTAGGGTCTATGCGCCTGAAAAGATAGAACAGGATGCAAACAAATCTGCAAGTGATACTGAGGGCAATTTGCCGGAAAATTCACATCCAGTCGGTACTGAATCTGAAAAACAAACTATGATAGATACTTCTAAGTATGATTTATTTCAAATACAATTTAACGGTGATGACGGCAGTAATGATGGTGTTCTTGAAAGACTTGGAAAAGGAGCTCTCAATTCAATATATGATCTTAGTTTGTCTCTTGATAAGTTGCTTGAAAAAATGGGTATGGACCAATCAGAGCATACTGCAATGGTAAGAGATTGGAAAAAAAACATAGAATCCTCTGAGCAAAATTGGAAGCAACAGCAAGTTGAAGATCATCCAGAAGTGTACGAGTCCGTGGATGAAGTATGGAATATTGCTGGTAGGCTTGGTGAGCAAGTACCGTTATTGGCTGGCGGTGAACTTGGTGGAGCCTCAAAAGCTGCGTACTTCGGAGGCAAGCTGATAGGTAACTTTGCAAGAAATACTGTAGCCGATGCTGCTGTATCTGCGGCAGTAAATTATGGCAAAAGTGATGAATGGCAAAAGGATGTTGCTCGAGATGTTATTTCTGGAGTGCCTTTGCGTGTTGCTAATACGGTTTTTTCTACTGCCGTTTCTGAAATGGCTAAGTCGGTCAAAAGAATGGTAGAAAATGGTAAATTAAACTCTGACAACATCACTAAAATGGTTGATGCTAAATCAAAATCTATTGCAGAAGATACAGGATATAGCTTTAAAGATGTCAGAGGGGTTCTACAAGAAAACGTTGATAAGATGATTAAAAAGTGAATCAATACTGATATTAAGGTTAAGTTGCAACCATTTAACGCATTATAAAATGCTAACAAAGCAATTCAACTTAATGGACAATATATAGAAGTTTATAATTATATGAGTTTCCTGATGGACAGGACGTTATAAAAATAGAGCTAGATATCATATGTAATACTCTAGCGACTTCTGAATATTGACGAGCTGTATTATTGTGAGCTCGTCGTATGAGTTGAATATGATTCCAAGAAACTCTTTTGCAAATGTCTTAATCTATTCACTGCCTTGATTATGAGATTTTGCAAACTTCTCCGCCAAAATTAATTGTATTTGGTGTGTAAGCGAAATGTTTATTTAAATAGTTTGTCTTGATCTTCTTTTGTTTTTGAAAGGTTTTCTATAAGTTTATTTAAAAACGCCTCGTTTGCATACGGAAGCAGATTAAGTATCTGCTGATATTTTGGAGTTAAATGTTGCTTAGGTGCTTCGCTTTTTATATTTGAATTTTTAATATTTGAACCAGTTATGAATTGATTGCCATTTCCACTAGTAAGATTGATATCCCCAGTGTTTGAGCTCTGGCTATTATCTTCGATATTTGTTTCCTCAAAAAAATAAGTTATTGAAACATTAAGGGCATCAGCTAATAACTGCAACGTACCGATAGGCATACTCTCATCAACCTTTCCAGTTACTATGTTAGAGATGTGTTTAGTGGTAAATCCTGTAAGCTCTGACAGGTCAATCTGTTTCATACCTTTTTCTTTAAGAAGTTTCTTTAAGTTATTTCCTATGTTCATGACGTAATTTACCTCACAGGTGATTTTATTTCAATAACCGTGTAGGTTAATAATATTCTTGACATAACCTTTAAGGTTAATTAGTATCTTTGTTAGGAGGAGTACATGCACGTTTTTGCAAAATACCTTAAAAACAAAGGAATCCGTCAATACACTGCCGTCCAAGCTCTTGGAATCTCACATAAACACATGTCTGAAATACTTAATTATAAATCAGGAGTTTCACCAGAGCTCGCAATTAAAATGCGTGACTATACTAATGGCGAAGTGACTACGGATCAAATACTTGACGAATGTGCGCAAGTTGAAAATGCCAATGTGTAATCTTCACCGCAATAAATAAGCCAGGCTTCTGATATTCAGAGCTGATCTTGTTCATTTGTGCAGCAGAGTATAACGCTTTCGCCAGTATTCATGTCTATAGGCGAGTCTTAGTAATTCTAGTGATCATATAGCCTCTTTCTGAGGCTTATTGTCTGGCGGTTAAGAAGGAAGTTAATTAACGTTTTAAAGAAAAGAATAAGAGGTTTTAAGTTGGAATATATAAACAAGATGCACCCTTTTGAAATACATTATGACATACGACAACAACAGCTCTCAGGCTCGTGCTTGACGAGATTATTGAGTTAGCAAAATGACAAAAAGGATTGTTACATACAAGTGTAAAGACCCTAAGTGCGGAGCTGTCTATTTTGATAAAGGACATGGAGTGCCAAGCAAATGTACAGCAAGACGTGGTTGTTTCAAGTGTGGTCACACGCTTATCAAACAGCACGAATACGAAGACAAGAAGGTTAGGGGATAAATGAGCTTTGATGGATTTAAAACAATTATCTTTGGTAAAGGATTTGATGGCTCAACAAGTCAGTTGTTCGCAACAGATATCGACAAAAAGCCAAAAAAGCGACCTAAGAAACCGACATATGAGCTAATTAACGGTATTTGGCATGTTAAGGCTGACGGAAAGCGGTATCGCTTTGAAACATTCGAAAAACTGGTCTGCGGACTCTCCGACATGGAGTTTCTTGGACTTGTGCCAGAGGGCACAACGGAGGATTTGAGAAAATGACAGATATAACACTGACAACAAACCATACAGAAAAAGAAACGTGGAAAGCTCTTTCTGACGCTATAGACGAAATAAAGGAAAAGGTTTTGTTTCGTTTACAGACAAAAGGTTCCGGTCTTTTTGTGGATAAGCATCAATGCTATGGGATTCTCGCGGAAGAGGTTAAGGAGCTTCTGGACGCTCTTCACGCAAATAATACGGATGCAATGAAAGAAGAGGTTAAGGACATCGCTGTTGCTGCTATATGGGCACTTGCGAGCATGATAGCTGACGACCCGAAGGCGGAGCTGGAGAGCTGGACAGAGAAGTATCAGGACGAAAGGAGGTGATGTGATGGGTTTTTTAAACAAAATAATTCTGCTGGGTAATGTGACACGCAACCCAGAGGTTAGGTATATACCAGGGCGTGATTTGCCTGTGGGCAAGTTCGGACTCGCTGTCAATCGCAAGACGAAAGACCGTGAAGAGACATGCTTTATCGACATAGTTACCTTTGGTCGGACTGCTGAGATGTGCGGTGAATACGTTACAAAAGGTATGCCTCTGCTTATCGAAGGCAGGCTCACATTTAACACATGGGAGCAGGAAGGGCAGAAAAGGAGCAAGCATGAGGTGGTTGCTGAAAACATTCAGTTCGTTTCCCGTAGAGGGGAAGAGACTGGAAGTTCTAGTTCCTTTAAAGAGCCACCTGCTGACACGATAGATGAAGACGATATCCCATTTTAAGGGAGGGTGATTATGTGCGATTTTCCTAAAGCGTACCAAGAGAGGAAACGTAAAGCTAACAAGAGACATAAATGCTACGAGTGCGGCAAAGTTATAGAGAAAGGTGAGTTATATATTCACGTTTCAGGTGTTTGGGATGAGCCTATGGCATTTAGATTTCATAAGACTTGTCACGATGTTTATAATTATGTTCGTGATTTTGACGAAAGTGATGAAGTTTGTTTCGGAGATGCTTTCGATACTCTTTTTTATGAAGGGGCATTTGACGCTTTAGGAGGTGTGATAAAACATTCAAATTTTGACGTTATCATGCTGGCATTCTCGTTATGTTTGAATGACTCCATTAACGAAGAGCAAGAATTTGTTATCCGCTATCCTGAGCTTATTAAAGATGCCGAGGTGGGGGGATGAGGTTATTTGATATTAAGCATAACTTCTTCATGAAGCCTTTGAAAGGTGCATATCAGATCGCTCAAAGGGGTTTGCAATTTAATTGCTCTTTCAAGTTTTATGACAAATCTGGATATTCGATATTCAAGATCAATATCTATCTGCCTAAGTGCTTGGGCGTAGAGGTTATAGTTTGCGATAAATTCTTTAATTGGTTCAACTCTTTCATTATAAAGATAGCTTCCAATATTTGGGAATTCATCACGGAAATTTTCAAGATACATTTTTCACCTCGTGTTTATGTTCTATTCAGTGATTATCTGAAATCTACGAAACGATGTAAAGCGATTTGTGGAGGTGCGATATGACAGCGTGGATGATAACAGTCCCGAAAGATAGAGTAGGCGAGCTCCTATACGAAATTGATAGAGCGAAGACCACTGGAGAATGGAAGCGTTTTAGGCTCTCTCGTCACATCAGAAGCCCAAAAGATGGCGATAGGGTATACGTGGTCTACAATGGCAAAATTAGGGGTTATATGCCAGTTATAGGACTTGAGTGGAACGATGGTTTCACATGCTCAACAACTGGTAATGAATGGGACGCTGGTCAATACCTCCTCTGTAAGCTGGCTGAATACACAGAACTGCTTCTCGGTATTGAATGCAAAGGCTTTCAGGGCATACGTAGGGTTGATTATGACAAGTATCCGAAGCTGAAAAGATTGACTGAGATACAGGATAAAATAAAAAAGTAACACGGTCTGGCAGAGCGTGTTCATGTTAGGCGGTAAAGTAAGCTTAATACTAATTAATGTTAAATTAGTAATAGCGTACTAACAGATAGTTACAGCGTTGTTTTGACGCTTTTGAGTATTATATACTAATCGGAAGGATGGAGTTATGGCAGACGTTAAAAGATCAGTAAACACTAAATTTTGGGATGATCCATTTGTGGCGAAACTTGAGCCAGATTTCAAATATTTATTCCTCTATCTTCTAACAAATCCACTGACAAATGTATCAGGAATATATGAGCTTCCGGAACGCAGAATTGCATTTGATACTGGTCTGTCGCCAGAGAAAATAACTGAAGGATTTGAGGTGTTCAAGTCTTTCGATAAGGTTTTTTACGAGAAAGAATATGTCGTACTTGTCAATTTTTTAAAGAATCAGAAACTGAACAATAATATGAAAGCCTCAGTTGAAAAAATGCTCCCTGAACTGCCTGATAGTATTATTAAAATCATTTACGGTAATTCAAAATTATTAAAGGCTTTCAAAGGCTTTAAAAGCCTTCCGAAAATAGAAATTGAAATTGAAAGTGAAAAGGAAAGTGAAATAGAAAAGGAAAAAGAAGGGTTCGGTGAAGAAAGAGACCCTGCACCCGAGTTCACTTTCTTTGAGCCTGAGAACATAGAACTGCCAGAGTGCATAGATCGCAGCACATGGGTTCAATGGGTTCGCTACCTCGACAAAAAGAATATCAAGCTGATTGAAGATTCTGCAATGCTCCAGATACGACATCTCACTCAGTGGCACTGCAAAGGCCACGATACCGCTGAAATCATTGAGACATCCATCATGAACAACTGGTCAGGGCTGTTTGAGCCAAACAAAGGCAAGAAAAAGCCCATCGGCGGAAAAGGCGAAGTTACGGAAGCACAGAAGGAGTTTTTAGAATGCTGACAAAAGAGATATTCTTACAAGGTATGAATGTGTTATCTGTTCTCAAACAGGGACGCCGACCTGTTGATCTGGATAATAAATTTACGCTCAAGGTCTGGTATGAGGCACTGAAGGATATTCCTGACGAGGCATTTCAGAAAGCCTGTATTTACCTTCTTAAAACTTCCGAGTGGCATCCGTCACCAGCCGAGATCAGAGAGGCAGCAGGATTCGCCTGTGATGTCCAAAGCGGTACAGACTTCACCGCTGAACAGCAGTGGGAAGTATTCAAAAATGAGGTTTGTCACGGCAAGGGCAGAAGAGAGCTGGATAGAGCATACGGCAATGGAGAACAGCCATTTGAAGACCCTGTCACAAATGAAGTGGCAAGGACCATCTACGAAGAATACGCACTCTCTGACGTTTCCGAAACGGGTAACTGGATGTCAAGATTTATCAAAGCATACAACAACGTAAAGAAACATGGAAAGAGACGCTATGAGATGCAGAGCATAGGGGACTTTAAGGCTATTGGTAGCAATCAAAAGGCGGTGACAGCATGAGCAGTTATTTTAGTCCTGAAAAGTGTGTTAAATGCGAGAAGAAGTGTCTCGATTATCAGGATAACGGCGGTTACACGGTTGATATAAAGCCGACAAGCGGTGACTGTGATAATGCAAATGCTCTAGGTGCTCCAAACATCAAAGGCGGATATTATCGTTACAATCGTGGAAACTGGTTCAGACTGTATCTTGAAAATCAATTCTCAGAGGCGGAAGGGATGTCAGAATGAACGAAACCATGCTGAGTAACACATCGATATGCGAAGACAAGAAGACACTCTTTAGGATAGAAATTTTAGCTTCGCCTGTTAGTGCAAATAAGTTTTACGCAGGTATGCACTGGACAGAGCGAAAAAGGATAAAAGATAACCTAGCATGGCTTGTGTTTCAAGAAGTGATAAATAACCGTGTGAAAGCTGTGAATCAACAATGCCGGGTGGTTGTAACATTAGTTAAGCCGAATAAGAAAGGCATAAAAGACACTGAGAACCTAGCCATTATGCAGAAGATGATAACTGACTCACTCGTTAAGAAGGGTATCTTTCAGGACGACACTTTTGAGCATATTATAGAGTCGAAACAATGCATCGTTTTAGACCCTACTGTAAAAGAGCAAACCATCATCTATGAAGCCGTGGAGGTGTGAGAGTGTTCGTCTCGCTGGATATGCAGATCGAAGAGCTGGAAGCAAAGTATAAATGTAAAACACTTCTCTCTGTGCGGGATCTGTGTGATATCTTTGGGTGGAGTAAGACTACGGCTTATGCGAAGATTAACGAAGGGGTGTTTATTTGTTTCGGAGATATGCCGAGAAATTCACGAAAAATACCTAAGAAGGTTGTCTTTGAGTTTTTTAAGAGTTTGTATTAGTGAATGCCAGATAGCAAATGCCCGATTAATACGTTCGATGTTTACTTTCTTGATGTTTTCAATTGTGCAATTTTTTGCTTCTAATTGTATGGGTTTAATCAGGAAGTTTATTGAATGATAGTAAAAGACTGCAAGTATTAATCCAATAAGACCTGTTAAGCTAAATGTGACTTTATTTTCTGAAATGATAGATATTACAAGTAAGAATATAGAGTATGCTGAAATGACGCCTGCATAGACTGCTGTTACATTCCGACTATATCCTGATACTAGCTTGCCCCATTCGACAACGATGAAATTATCATATTTAGCTCCCCAGAAAACCATTATCAATCCAGAAAATAGAGAAATTATAAAAAGACAAAAAAGAATTGGATTGTTGTCTATCCAAAAAGCAGCCTTAATATATTTAGCGACTGTGGTTGTTTCTATAACAGGAGTAAGTGATAGTAACACTAGCGATAAAGTAACCATAAAAGATAAGAAAAACAGGAAATTTCTATTAGTTATTCTTAGTGTTATATAAGAAAAGAAATGCTTCTGAAAGAAAATAAGTTCTTTATTATTAAATTCCCATAACTCAAGTAATCTTTCGTCGTTTTTATTCATATTTTTGTTCAAATCGTCCTATAGGTTCGGAAATAATCTTCATTACCCATTATAATCGCTAGTGTGGGGGAAATCTTTAACGATACTATGGAGGTTTTTTATGGCTGAGAAACTTAAGGTGCTCAAGGCGAGATACAGAGAGCTGACCGGAAGGGAGACAGCAAGCGAAAACGTTAAATATATCGAAAAAATAATTGCTGAGGCTGAAAACACTGAGACTGTTAGTGATGATATGCCAGAGGCTGATGAAGATACCACCGTTGTCGAGGTAGACTCCGACCAAATGGCACGTTTTAGGCACATCCATGGCGTTAATACCGCCGCCAGAAAAATACTCTTCGTAGAAAAATAAATGAGAAACAAAGGTGGTAGACCACCAAAGTATAAAGCTGAATATGCAGAACAGGCGAAAATCCTCTATGAGAGAGGGTTTGTTGATACTGAGGTTGCTGCTTTCTTTAAAGTAACAGAACCGACCATTCATAACTGGGCAAAGAAACATCCGAGTTTTGCAGAAGCTAGAGGGGACGGTAAATATACGGCAGACAAAAAAGTTGAACGGGCACTTTTTGAGCGTGCTGTAGGATATTCTCATTCCGACACCAAGTTTGCAACTTTCGAAGGTAAAATTACTGACACAAAAGAATATACCAAACATTACGCACCTGACCCAACATCTTGTATCTTTTGGCTGAAAAACCGCCAGCCCGACCAGTGGCGAGACAAGCAACATCACGAGCTCACAGGTAAAGACGGCGGTGCTATAGAATATGCAAATATGACACCACAAGAGCTAGATAAACGCATTAGTGAATTGTCCAAAGAGATAGAAAATGCAGAGCAGGATTGAGCTTTTAAAGGCTCTTGAAGCTAAAAGGCTTAATATCCAGCAGAACAGAATTCTTAATACTTTCAGATCGTTTTATGACTGGCAACAACAGTTTACTGCTGCGTCTAAAAACTATTTTGAGATGGCACTTATCGCCGCAAACCAGATAGGAAAGTCGAGAACAGGACGGTGTATGGATGCTATGCACCTGACAGGGGATTATCCTGACGACTGGCCCGGGCATAGATTTGACTTTGCTCCGACAGTGTGGGGGCTCGGATACTCTATGGAGAAAACACGAGACCTCTTACAGAAAGGCATTTTCGGCGAATATGAGGCAGGGAAAGGCTTTAAAGGCGGACTGATACCGAAAGACCGCATTATAAGTTGGGAGTCTGCTCCTGGTGTTTCAAACGCTATGCGTACTGTTAGAGTGGCACATAAAAGCGGTGATGTCAGCGTGTGTCAGTTTTGGAGCTATTCCCAAGGTCAGCACGCAATGATGGGTGACGTTGTTGACTGGGTGCATGTTGATGAAGAGCCGAGAGACCAGACCATCAGACCGCAAATACTCACTAGAACTGTAAACGGCGATAAGGGGAAGGGCGGCAAGATAATATATACCCTGACGCCTGAAAATGGGCGCACGAACCTTGTTATTAAGTTTATGGATAATCCAGAGCCTTCACAGTTTTTCATGCAAAAAGGGTGGAAGGATGCTCCGCACATGACGCCAGAGAAACGAGAAAGGTTGTTGGGGCAATACCCTGACCATCAGAAGAAAATGCGAACAGAAGGCGAACCTATGCTCGGACATGGACGAATTTACGATATAGATGATGATTTTATCCTTTGTGATCCTTTTCAGATACCTGACTTTTGGAAGGTTATCTGTTCTTTGGATTTTGGTTACGACCATCCGCAGGCGGTTATTAAGCTGGCGATTGACCCTGATAACGACATCACCTATCTCGTGAATAGCTGGAAGGCGAGCAAAGTGAGTGCGAATGATGCTTTTGGCGCAACAAAAAGTTGGGCTATGGGTGTGCCTGTTGCATGGCCTCATGACGGACTCCAGCACGAGAAAGGGCGAGAGGATGCTCAGCAGCTTAGAGATATCTATGTTGATGCAGGGTTTAATATGCTTTTCGAGCGTGCAACCTTTCCAAATGGTTCTAACTCTGTGGAAAACGGGATTTATGAAATATTGAATGTTGCGAAGACTGGGAAATTCAAAGTTTTTAAAGGGCAGCACGAATTTATGGATGAGTGGAGACAATACCACAGGGACGAGAATGGGAAAATAGCCAAAGTGCGTGACGATATGCTTGATGCAGTGCGCTATGGCTGGATGATGAAAAGGTTTGCTGTACAAGCAGGCTCAATATATGAGGTGCAAAATGGCTATAATACCGCCGTTAGCGGATGGTGATAATCAACAAACCAGTGCAGTTGATACATTTTACACTATAACAGAGGCTGTTGGCGGAGATATGGTTTTAGCTTTCCTTTTTTGTATGCGAATGGAAGGACAAATTATTACTGTACCAACAAAGAAACATAAGCATGTGATGGCTAAAGAGATGCTTCAGCATGGTTATAACAAAAATATCGTGATGGAAACGACAGGAGTGTCTAAAGCGACACTGTACAGAATATTAAATGAAATGGCTGGTGGTAAAGATGGCAAAAAAGAAAAAAACAAAAGATGAAAAATTAACAGAACTAGGTTCATTTATAGCTGCTTCCGATAGTGGCTACGAATTGTATTCGGACGCTTTTAAGCAACTGACGTATGTTTATCTGATGATAATGAACGAAGAACTTAAAAATGACCTAAAAGAGAGGGAGAAGTCTAATATCTTTTTCCCTGCAGTGAATAATAGAGTGAAACGAGGCGTTGCAGACATGAATGCAACATATTTCTCCACTGATGAATATTGTTCTCTTGAAGCGGATTTTGGCGCAGACAGCGAAAGTGTGAAAGCTGTCAAAAAGCTTCAGTTGGCTGTGAATTATTATACTGCGAATAGTATGGATATGTTTGAAAGTCTTTCGCCAACATTTTATTACTCATGGATTGTGGGCAATGTTCCCATAATGGTTTTTTGGGGGAAAGATGCACCTGTTATCAGGTTTAAGTCTATTGACGAAGTTAAGTTTGATCCCAATGCAGAAACGTTTAAAGACTGTCGGTATGTTACGGTCGAATACAGACTTACAAAAGACGAGATAGAGGATTTAACAAAAGCAAAAGTGTTTAATAAGTCATTATTCAATATAGAATCTTTGAACCCATCGTCAAGCAATAGCAACATAGAGGATGATAGGTTTGGCAGAGTTAACCTTGTGGATGTGTATGTTCGTGAGCGTGATCAGTGGACTGTTAGCACCCTGTACGATAAGACAATACCGCTACGCATAGAAGCGATTTGTAATGACGGTTTGCCAGTCGTTTTTGGAGGAATGATACCTCAGATTATTTCGCCTGATGAAAGGCAGGCAGTGAAAGTTTATTACGACTCACCTATTGCGTCACTGAGTCCTTTACAGTTGGAATTTAATATTCGCAGAAATCAGCAGATAGATGCCGTTGGAGAAACAGTTAACCCTTCATTATTAGCACTTGAAGGCTCTGGGCTAGACCCAAAAAAAATGAAGAGTGGGTCTGGAAAGGTATTGCTTGTTAAAAGCCTGAATGCAATCAGAGAGATGCCTGTTCCTGATCTGCGTGGGCTTGCTATAGATGTTCAGCAACTTGAAAAAGAGATGGACGAGACCGCTGGAACAATGGATATCGGTATGACAGCTATTAAGCAGAACAACACGGCGACAGCAGCAAGTATACAGGCAGGGGAATCAAGTTCTAGGCGAGAAAGTTACATGACGTCTTATCGGGAATCTGTCATGAAACCATTAATGACAAAGATCGCCATGCTTGTTTGGAAATATGGTGATGAGCGCTTTTTCCGTGGAGTAGATAGGTCAAAAAATATCAAATTCAATGTGGCTGTCCATGCTGGTTTAGGAGCTACGAACAAGGAAATCCAAAAGCGTGGCTTGATGGAAGCATATGCAATGTTTAAAGACACGCAGGATATTGAGAATATGCGCAGGATACAAAAAGAGATATTGCCCCTTTTTGGTGTCAAAAATCTTAACGAATACTTTCCCGAACTGAGAGGAGGTTCTGAGGATGGAGATATCGGCGGAGATGTACAACGAATTGGTCGCCTTGGTGAATTCGCAAGGATGGCAGATTTATCAGCAGATGACAGAGGAGAATATGGATCTGTTACTGAGATTGTGCAGGAATGAATTAGACAGAGATAAAAGATTATCCGCTCTGGATGAAATGAAGGGGGTTGAGAATACAATCAATCTGCCTTTTAGAGTGATAAAGAAATATAAGGAGGAACACGATGAGCATCGGTAATAATGATAGTGATCAGCAATCCGCTGTAGATGTTTTGATGGATGCATTTAACGTCGATGGAGAATTGGGCGAACCGCATCAAAATGTAAACCAACAAGGGTTTGGCTATGTACCCGAAGAAACCTTTGAGACAGGCGAACGTGGTGTACCAGAAGAGGAAGAACAATTTGTCGATCCAGAACAGCTAATGGCATTTATGCAGAGCATAGTAGATGGACAGAGCACTATGGCGGAGAGGCTAAACGCCATTCAAAACCCAGAAGGGGAACTGAGCGAAGATGAACAAGCAATGGTGGAGCTCACAAAGATGTTAGGTGTTGACAAAATGCAGGAACAGCTTCAATCCCTTCTTGAACAAAATAATCAACTTCAACAGATTGCTGAGCAACAGAGAGTTCAAAACAGTATTGCGAGCATTAAAGCAGAATTTCCAGATTTTGACGAAGATGCCGTATACCAGAAGATAATGGAATATAATAGGACTAATCCACAGTTTGCCGCTGCCTTAGATACTCCTGAAGGATGGCGTCTTGTTTGGGGACAGATATCAGGTAAAAGTAAACCACAAGGAATGCCCGATGCCGTGCCTGCTGGTGCTGGCAGAGGTGATATTGTACCGTCTAGGGACAGAATGAAAGCCATGAAGGAAGGGGCGATGAGTTCGGTTGATAGAGGGAACTTTCTTCTTGATCTAGCTGGTCAGAAATAATAAGGGGGCGGCGTAACAGTCGCCTTTTTTTATGTCTAAAAAACCGAAAGTCTCAAACACCCTCTAAACTTGAGACAAAGAAAAGAGGATACTTGGATAAATTATCGAGGTGAATATTATGGCGTGGTTCGGAGAGGCTGATGGTGTATTTGGCTCAACTGGTAAGTTTCTTAGTGGGCTTGGTACTATATATGCAGCATACAACCAAAACAAGGCATCGAAGGATATGCTGGACTGGCAAAAAAGAGTATGGAAAAACAATCAAGGATTATTGGGACAAATGCAGAGTAACCTAGACTCTGCAATAGATAATGTCTATGGACAATCAGCAAAGAAAAAAACTACTGGCAGCCTTGGGGATTTTGCGTCTGCTTACTCTGAGGTGAGATAATGCGAAAGAAAGAGCAAGTAAATAGAAATCCATATTTATTGAAATCATCCGATGACGCAAAAGTCGGATATACAGATAAGATATACTCAGGTGATGAGACTCGTTTGCCTGAAGTAAAAAATGCAGTAGTTTTGAGACCTAGTCCAAAGCCTAGAGTGCCAGAACATTCTGTTGAGTCTTTTGGCGGAGCATTACTGAATCGATCAGAGTATGATTTAGCCGCTATTGCTAACGTATTTCAAAAGATGAGTAGCGAGCGGCATGATTTTGATGATCTGCTTGAAAGAAATGGGGGCAAGTTTGCCGAAGCCCTTAAAAGGTTAAAACCTAAAAAAACACAAAAAGTTCAAGGCCTGCTGCCTAACATGGAAAAAATTATACAAAGCCTAAATGCAGATTATAAGCCATATAAAGAAAATAATCCACATCTTAGCTTTTTAGCGGAGGGGCTTGCTGATAGTCCTTATTACCTTGTTGGTGGTGAGTTATTGGGTGCGTCTAAAGCTGTTAAACCTATTTGGAAACTTGTTAGTAACTTATCGCGACAAATATTTGCTGATGTAACTGTAAGTACTATTTTAAATAGATTGAAATCATTAAATAAAGAAAATAATCCAGATTATAGCTATTTGGTGGATAGTTTTGTTAATGCCCCTCTTTCTTATCTTTTAGAGAGTACTATTGGTTCGTCTAATGCTGATAATCCTATTAGGAGACGTAGTAGTAATTCTATACGAAAAATTATTGCTAATACTATTGTTAGCAATCTTCTATATGATGGCAACAACAACGATAATGTGAAGAATACTGCTGGTACGGATATGCATTCGTATTCAAGTAAGTCAAGAATAGGAGCACCCAAAGCAAATAATACTACATTTATTGATGGTCTAACTTTTGACCAGAAGAGAAAGGCGGTAATAGACCTGCTAATAAAATTTAGAAAAGGTGAACTGCCAGGCAATGCTGCACTTAATCAGGCTGGGGGAGATTTAACTAAAGAATATACTGGAGCGAAGGCTGTTAATGATCATAGAAACACACACAAATTAGGTGATTTTAATGCAAAACAAAAAATGAATGTAATTCCTAAAGGGAAATCTGCCTATTAGTAAACTAATAAGCATTGCAAGGGCACATAGCTGTTAAAGAAATCCGAAGGAAAGGTCTTGCAGAAACTGTAATAGAGTCTTAAATGTTGATGCTGACCTTACTTCTGTGATCAGCGATATTTCATACAAGATAAATAATGTTGGCTTTAATTCTATCGAGTTGCCAGTGCATAAAAATGATCGTGATAACTCAATCTCTCTCCCTTTGTAACTGCCAAGAATGGACTCCCTGTTGAAATGAATAGGTACTACACAAATATAGGATTGACAAGAAGTGTCTCATTTTGCCCCTTGTTTTGAGACTATGTTTATTTATCTATAGAAAGTCTCAAACGCCCTCTAAACTTGAGACAGGGAACCTCGTTACTCTTGTAAAAAGAGCGCAAAAATTAACAAGAAACGGGAGGAATATATAATGGCACTCACATCAGTAGGGTATCAAGCCCCTGCAACAGAAAGGGTTGGTACAAAACCATCGATTCTAGATGCGGTAATCATAACTGGTGCTGCGGATACGCCGATGATATCGCTCATCGGGCACAACAGCAAAGCAAAAAACGTTAAGCATGGATGGATTATCGATCCTTTGGGAGATCCAAAAAAGAACGCACAGATAGAAATAAGCGGTTTCTCTGGTGCTGGTTCATCTACTAAACAGAAAACAGAGAATGCTGTCCAAATTTTTACAACTGACATTATGGTCTCAGAAGACATGAAGCATATTAGCAACTATGGTTCTGACGAGATGGCGCACCAGGTCAATAAAAAAGCTAAAGAACATGCAAAAGACCTTGAGGCGGCAGTCTTCGGGCTTTTCAGAGGCGCAGATCTAACTATCTCAGAGCAGAGAAAAGGGATTGTGAAAGCTCCGAAATTCAGAGCTGCTGGCGTAACAACAAGTGATTCAACACTTGAGACTGCTAGTGAAATGGCTGGATTTGGACATTTTATTATGAAAGAAGAAATGAGCACAGATGGTGTTTCAGGCGCAAGTTGGACACAGAACAGTGATCATGGTCGTAAGGGGAATTTTCTTACTTTCGCTAACGATGGTTCTCATTTTGGCTGGCTGGATCCTTCAGTGTATACGGAAGAGCAAGAGCTCACATGGGAAAGATTTAACGAACTTCTTCAAGTTATATGGGATAATGGAGAATCTCCAACAGATGTCTTTGTTGGTGCTTCACTGAAAAAAGCTATTAATGGTTTTGTAACCAGACAATACAAAGACGAAACAGCATACGTCGGCAAGATTAACAGTCTTGATACAGACTTTGGAACTGTGAATATCAGATTGCACAGATATCTCACAAGTAAATATGGTACAGGTGACGTCCTTCTCGCAGGAAACAAAGAGTATGCTACACTTGCGCCGCTTGTCAGCACAAAGCTGAGTCCTGTAAGCACAGACATGACAGCAGAGGCTAAACGTTACTATACATCACTTACACTAGAAACAAAGAACGTGGATGCATGGGTGATGGCAGCAGGGCTTAAGTCAGCGTAATGACTCTTAAACAGATTAAAGATAGGCTCAAAGTCATCATGTCCGGACAAAAGAATATATGGACTGATGAGAGCTATGTTGCAGATATAATCTATGATGCAGTGCTTCGGGTGTGTGATAAATGCATACCCGTTGCTCTGCTTACCAATAATCCGAGTCTTAGCTCTCATAGACTTTTAGAGAGCGGATATTTCATCCGCAAGCCTTTAAAGGCAGATAGTGATGGTTCTGTTGTCGACATAGATGAAGAGCTCTCTGATGCTGTTATATACGTTGTAGTTGCGACATATGCCAACACAGACAAGCTAAGGGCTGAGTATAAACATTATTCTCAAGTGGAAATAGACCGTTATAATTTTAGAAATTACAACTCGACTGAAGACCTTTATGAGCCAGTCGAAATATATGAACGCCTTATTGATCTGTATATGCAGGACACAACAACAGGTATCTATGAAGTTCGTAGAACACTGCTTGGATATGAATATAGATTCTATCTCGATGCAGTTCAATTAATTGATCAATTCTTTTTAATTGGAAAAGACGATGGGCTATCGGCAGCCCTTTTAGATTATATAGACGAGTTTGCGCAGTATGAAGATGGCGAGCTCGAAAGAGACGACCTTAAAGCCCTTGATGCGCTTTTTATTAAAGCTGTCAGCGGAGAAACATACGAAAATTTATGTCAGGTGTAAATTATGTTTTTTAAAGATTTAGTGGCGGCTGTGCCAGGATATGTTGAAGCGGCACAAACTGCTAAGACAGAGTCCGAATCACTCAGAGATGAAACATCAGCCCTTAAGAATGATACCTTAAATCTCAAATCCAGCGTGGATGTAAGTAAAACTGAGGTTGAGGCTTATGCACAAGATATGCTTCTTCATGTACAGATAGACGTCTACGATCCTGATACTGCTTATGCATTTCCTAAGGCGGTAATTGGTGATGATGGTGAGACTTATCGTTGTTTACAACCTATAGAGTCAGAGATAACAGGCGTTATTCCTACAGATGACGGGGTAAACTGGAGACGTATATCGAACGCTTTTCCTGCAATCCTTGATGGAGGTGCTTTTTAATGGCTACAACTATTCAGTTCAAAAGAGGTTTAGAAGCAAACAGGTTTGGCTTTACTCCAAATATTGGAGAGGGCATCTATTGCACAGACAGTAAAAAATTATACATTGGTGACGGGGTGACCGCAGGCGGAATAGGCATTGATGCAAGCAACCTTGACGGTTACACACCTGAACAATTAGCAGAAGCAAGCTACAACGCAATAATAAATCCGTTGGATAGCAAACATATTATTAATCAAAGAGATGCAGGTATAGTGACATACTCATC